TTCGTCTGGCGGTCCAGAACGTCGATGTCTTGATCCGTCAGCAAGATTGGCTTCACCCAATCACAACCGGTATCAACCACCACCGGGACGCTTCCATTCGTTACGCAGCTCGCGATCAACATCGTCATCAGGCATGCGGTTAACATTCTGCTGTACATTGATGGCCTCTTTCGTTGCTTCTACACGGCGTTCGGCTACTGACTCAATGGCTGCGGCCTTTTCTTCTGTGCGCTGCCGGTCTGCTTTTTCTTCAGCCTGTTCACGCCCGCGAAAACGGCCCACGCCAAACGCACCAAGCACCATCAGGATCGCAACTCCAATTGCCGCCAGTACAGATTTGAGTGTCGTCATAGTCTCACCCGCTCGCGCATCCAGCCATAAACGAATGACTCGTTAGCCGGTCGCTGTTCTGCCAGCTCAAGATAACGCTGGCCCTGGCTACAGTTCAGTGCGCGAAGCAATACGATTTCCCCTTCGCCGCCTCGTTTCGCCAGGAAGGACTTCAGCGCGCTGATGCTACGTGGGCCGATCTGCCCGTCGGCGATCAGATCAGGATAGAGCTGCTGCTGGTTATTGAAAACGTTCAGCCAGCGCTGAAACCATTTAACCTGCACCGATGGCCCCATGTTCACACCGGTATCGCAAAGTTCGGCGGCAATAGAAGGGGATACTTCTGCCACCTGGTCAAAGCGCGGCCCATACCAGTAATCAGACTCAAGGATCGCCAGAGCCTGCTCACGTGTAAGGTTTCGCATATCCCCGGTATAACCATGCGCGCGGGCAGTTGCCTGAGTAATTCCCCAGTTCGTTGGTCCGCCCTTATCATTCGGGTGATCAACATAACCGCCCTCTTTGCCGAGGATGGTGTTAAAGATATCGTCTTTGGTCATGGCTATTCCGTAATGACGACCTTCGCCAGGTTCCCGCGTGCCAGCCACACCGCCATGCAGATGACGGAGTTAAGCAGCAGATCGCCGAGGTTAACCTGAACGTAGTGGCCGAGCAGAATGTTGAAGGCGTTGAATCCGGCGGCAAGGATGACCAGATAGGCCAGTACCGCGACACTCAGGCGATGACGCTTTCCCTCTTTCCGGAAAAACATCAGCCTGACCATGATTAACAGGCAAACTATGGCGTTTGCATCCATCAGAAGAAGCTGCCATGTCATTTATCTTCCTCCCCCAGCCCCGGCATCTTCCCGCTTTTGGATTTGCGGAGAATACGCAGCAGGACTGCCACGGAAATGGAAGCAGTGACAATTGCACCGACAGCTGGCGATACCTCAATGCTGGCCGGTGGCTTCATCAGGCTTAACGGCGTGTTGATGATTCCGGCCATGATTTTCGCCATGGGGACGGAGAAGAACACGCCACTGATAAACGATATCAGCGCAAAGATAGCCTGCTTCCAGAGTTGATGGGGATCTGAGGTCAGAACGTAGAGCGCCGTTCCGGCGAGTGATCCGAGCATCACTGCTGGAGTCGCCTCCGGAAACAGCGTGGCAAAGGTTACACCGACTGATGACGATGTAAGACCAACGCCTACGATAGTGAAGGTCTCAGACATATTTATTCCGTGTGTAGTTGGTTCAGGCCCTCGGGACGATTTAACAAGTAGGCGTGTCGAGGATGTTTCCCGGGACCTGAAAATAAAAAAGCCAGCGACAGGCTGGCAATGTGAGGGTAAGGCAATGTCGGCTCTCTGGCCGAAGGGTCCCAGGTAGTGGGTTCTGTGTGTGGCGATCGGACTCGAACCGATACTCAGGTTCAGCATTAGCATCATGCCTGCCCTGCCGGATAACCGGTTGATGCATTACTCTACCCATTCAACCCGCAAGCGGGAATTGAGTTACACCACAACGGACAGAGCACTGAGCATTTCGTTGGAGCTCCATGCTGCTGCGTGGGTTGGGTTATGAGCCCTTCACGCCAATGCTCTTTCCTGTTGTGTAGAAACGAAAAAGCCCCAGCTGGTTGCCGAGGCTCGTTGATTATTTATCCTCAAGTTTCTTACTTGAAATCAAACCACTGGTCATCACAAATCCATTTTCATGACCACAGTAAGGACAAACTATTATTTCTTTTTCCTTCCCACCCGGATAGCCGCCACTATGCTCCCAGTAAATGAATTCCTTTTTGCATTTCTCATTACTGCAAACCGCATTACTCATAACCAACCCTTCTCTTTAGTTACCACGTATTTTCATATCATGAAGGAGTAACTAAGCGAAGAAATCACGCGACACAAAACAAAAAACCCAAGGCGTTAACCTCGGGCTTGAATTCTTTGTGTCGACAATCAAAGCTATGGCGACGATATCAGATTTACATGAAATATATGCGTTTCAGTTCGGTTTTGCAAGACTTACATCTAAATTTGTCGCCTTTTGTTGTGAACGTGATCGCGTTACTGAGATAAGCGCACCGCTATCGAGTCGCTTAAAGCTGTTACGCATTGCCAGCCAGTGAGGCAGATAGGTTTCTGTCCAGGTGGATTTCGCAACGCCTGCCAGTTCTGCAAGCGCCTGATATTCGTACGGCTCACGCCCAGCCAGCTCAGCCTTCACGTCCTGCGCCGCCAGCCAGATAAGCTTCTTCAGGCGCTCCATCGTCTTGCCGGCCACTTTCTTCGCGCCGAGCTGTTTCCGGAACTCTGCCCACGCCCACTGGGTTATCGCCACCTGGTACTCGAACCGGATGTTCTCGCTGTAGTTCCAAAGCAGCCACGCTTTCTGATGGTCTTCCAGCGACAGCACAGCGCGGCGCCAGGATGCGGTCACGAACTCAACCGGGCCCACCAGCGCAATAGATGATCCCTTGGCGCGCGACTGACTGCCACTCATCGGCGGGCCGTCAGGATTGACCATGCGCTGCTTATCCTTGTCGAATACCTTTTTTCGTCCCCGGCTGCGCGCCGTCGCTGTGAACTGCGCGTTCTCGGCGAAAGCTACCAACTGCCCTTTCGTCGCCCCGCTGAGGTCTGCGGTCGCCACAATGAGCTGCTGACGTACGTATTCCAGTTGCTGGCTGTTCATTGTGCGGCTCCTGCTGGGTGATAGGTGCGAACGAAGTTACGGAGGATGCGGTAATCCACCAGCACGGAGCCCGGGCGGCGGTAAATCCGTAGGCGCTGCCAGCGCGTGCGGAGTATCTCAAGCGTTTCTGGTTTCACACTCCCTCCTCCATGACCTGCGCATAGTTCAGATACTGCCCCCAACAACTGACCAGAACCCGTGCTTTCACAACTGCTTTCTCTTCATTGCACCACCGGCAGAACCAGTTAACAGCACCGTCGATCTCTTGCTTAACCTTGTCGGCATTATCGAAGCGCACAGGGTAGACAACATCATCGAAAATAGCCGCCGTGGTCATTGGGTATTGGATTTTACTCATGCTGCCTCCTGCTGTTTTAGTGCGCGAAGATCTGCCCTAGCTTTGGCGCGGATGCCGTCCAGTTCTTCGCGGGTATATCGGTGGTTTTCGTTGTTGGATTCGAGTGCCAGTACGCGTTCTTCACCGATCAGTTCGACCAAGGCTGCACGATAGGCCTCGATATTCCCTGATTTATGAACGTTGCAGACTGGACACTGTAACCACAAATTATCTGGGTTGAAGCGCAGCTGAGGTGCAGCCGCTGTGGTGCGGTAATGTCCGGCATGCCATACAAAAGCGCTCTTAGTGCCGCATGAGATGCAGCCATAACCGGCAGCAAGCAGCATTTCGCGACGCCAGTCGTTGAAGGCGCGCTGAGTCATCTGCACCCAGTGACGGATCGGCTTCAACTCGTTGCGACGTTCAGCACGACGCTTGCGCCCGGACTTCTCTGCCTCTTTCTGCTCCTTGATCCGTTTAGCCGCGGCTTTCACCTTCTCCTTTTCGCGCTCTTCCATCGCGAGGATTGCTCCGTGCTCCGGACAGCACCAGCGTATCCGGATGTCGTGGAATTTCGGCACGAAGTATTCACCGCATACTTTGCACTTACGGCGGGATGGTTTACGCATGACCCCTCCGTGCCGCGAGACGCAGCCATTTCTGATCCACCAAGCGGGCGGTGTAGCCTTTCAAGGTCGGGATTTCGGACGGCTTAACCCCGGGCTTACGCTTGCGGCGCGCCGGAACGTTGAAGATGTGATTTGTGATGACGCGTGCGAGAGGGTTACCCACGTGAAGCCCTCCACTCTTGCGCCCAGGTAATGCGCTTACTGGATGCTTCGGAGAAATTCACGCCGCGGTCGGTACCGAACCAGTAAATCGCCTCGATGATGTCGACCATGTAGCGCTTGCTGGATTTGGATGTGCGGACGCCGAAATATACGCGGCCACCGTTGATGCCCGGGGCTGATTTCTGTTCCTGGTCCTGAGTCTGATTCACCAGGACGGTGATGAGGTCCTTCCACTCTTCGCGGGTCAGCTTTTCGCCGTACCAAACCACCTGATCAGACAGGTCCTTCAGCAACGGCCACATCAGACGGTTCTGTTTGTCGGTGCGGGTCTCTTCCCTGGCCTCAACTACCATCGGCGCGCGAGGGTTTACCGGCAGGGTGCGAATGAATGCTATGAGGTTGTCTTTAACGGTGTCGTTAACGATGCAGTAGTGCTGTTTCATACGCCACCTCCGAGAGGTAACGCAGAATGCAGAAAATCGCAGGTGCATTTCTGCATCTGTGACAAGGTGAGGAGTTCAGATTGTGGTCGCATTTAAGTCCCCTTAAATGCGCAGAAGTCACCGGAGTTGTTCAGGCTCCGATGACATGATTATGGCTGGTTGATTATGGGAAATCAAACAGCTTCTCTTTTATTTCTTGCTGATAAAAGGCTCGAGAGTAGGCTATATCCTTTACCGATTAATTCTTCTTGCTCTTTAGGCTCTCCACTCATTGCTTCATATTTATTAGCGTGTAAAAGATTGTGTCGAAGCCTAATAACGACCATCAAGCACACCGACAACATCGCCTCAACATTTCCTTCAGCCTTGTTTAAATAGGCATCAATCTTTTCAGCCAATCCAGAAAGATCTTCTCCTTCCTCCTGCATGGTGAGGGCATGCAATCGCTCTCTGGCTCGCTCCCCACTGACATATCTACGCTTAAAATACTCAAAAACATCAGCGATTGCCGGGTTGCAATCGTCTTTGACTATATCAAGGATATTGTGACTGTATTGGTCGCTATTTTTAATGCTGCAAAATCTCGAAAAGAAATGCTTTTCGCTATAATAAAAAGCCATAGTAAATTTCATAGCTATTTCAAATAGCTCTTCAGGGTATGGATGATTCTCACCCAATTCTTTTGTGATAAATCCGTTATCCATTAGCTCACCATTTAAAACTTATTTGTAACATTGTAATGTAAAAAAACCGCCTGTAGGCGGTTTCGTTTAGTCGACTGGCAGGCCGAGTTTATGCGTATTCACACAGCTTTTGGTTGGCTGGCCGGACTCACTCCGGGCATGCTCCTCTGGCGATGCGGTTATCTGATCTCTCAGCTTTCCATGACTTAACCACTAGCCCATCACAGCCAGGGCGAGAGCTGAAAGCACCCAGTGCTTTCCGGTAGACTTTGGCACTGCCTCTGTCGCCACTCTACTGTCACTACTCCAATCTTTTAATCCCCTGATCAGACACTCAGATGTGATGCTCTACAGTTGCATGCGGGGGAATACAAAAACTCGGACAAAATCTGGCCCTCCTTTCTGGATCTCACGCGGGGATAAACCTATTAAACAATCGTTCGGCTTAAGATTCAACTATACAACATATGGTTTTTTTCAAATCTTAGGTGCTGCCGATAACATCGCTGCCCAGCACAATGTCGCCCGGTGTGCAGCCTGCTGGCACCCACTCATGGCCTCGTAGGATTCCCATTCCTTCTCATCGCTAAAGCTCTCATCTGGCTCTGACTCGAAACCATTGACGATCATGTCTTCAGTTGGCTCAACCGGTACCGCAACCCACCCCTCTGGCAACTTGTAAGCCGTCGTTACAGGTTCGGCACCCTGAAGCATGGCGGCGCGGCAGGCGTTCCAGCCACCTCGGAAAGTGTCATCAAAAGAGTCATCTTCCATGAACCGACGCTTGTACTCTTCGCGGGTTAGCTCATCAGGCACAGATACCGCTGCTGGCTGCCACATTCCTGCCAACACGGGTTCAATCTGGTCAAACACAGCCTGCATGTCAGAAACATCAGTTATGACAGCGGGCGTGAAGATGTGGCGCATGGTGGCGTCACCGATGTTGTAGACTTCCGGCACTTCCTGCGCTGGCGGGGCGGTGTATAGCCGCTCAATTACGCAGTTCTCAAGTTCGAAAGCGTCTGGCTGACGATGATCCGTATAATCCCAGCGCTCGCTACCGATAGCAGATGGTGGCTGTAGCTTTGACCTGAACACCACAGGCTCCGCTTCGAGCGATGCCAGCGCCAGCTTCATTGCCGCCAGCGCCATAGCCGCATCTTCGTTTACTGCGCCGGGCACAGCATCGCGCTCTTCTTCAAGCTCCGCGATGGTCTTGAGCAGCCATTCTTTGGTTAATTCAGCCATAACCCTAATTCCCCTTGATGCTGACTTTGACGCCAACCTTGCGAATCTCATCGGCGCATCTGTTCACGATACTCCGGTGAAACTCACAAAAAATTTTCGCCGACTGTGGCCCTAATGGGTGAACATCTTGCGTACTCGGCAGTACAACCTCCCGCGCCTCCAGCTCAGCAATCCTCTTGTCTTTGGCTTCCAACTCATCCAGCAGCGCCTCATGACAGGCATTCCATGCATGCCACATGTAGGTGTAATGCGGGCCAGGGTAGGTTCCGTCTTG